GCCCATTGGCCGGCGTCACGGATGGAGTCGACGGTGTGCCACCCCTCGGGGGTGAGGTCTTGCAGTTCAGGTGCGGCCATGACCTCACCCCCTCTCGGTCGGTGACTAGGCGGTGTACGGGGTGACGAGCTGAAGGGCGTCGGGCTTGTTGACCTGCACGCCCGCGTAGCCGAACAGGCCCTTGTCGATGCCGCCCCGGGCGACGTCGAGAGCGTCCATGCGGATGGGCACACCAGGCAGCTCGCGAACCGTGATGGCCTTCTGTGCACCCACCAGGACGTTGCCCACTGCAAGGTCCGTCGTGGGCAGGAGGCGGAAGGTGTCGAGGGTGCCCGACTCCGGGGTGAGGCCGAGCTGGGCGTTGAGGTAGCCGAGGACGTCCTTGCTCGGGGTCTTCGCGATCTGCTTCCAGTACGACAGTTCGACCAGGGCAAAGGTCGGGGTGGCGTTGGCAGCGATGACGGCGGCAGCACCGTCAACCAGGGCGGACATGGCCGGCCCGACTGCGAAACCGGACGGGTTGTCGGCCTTGACGCTGACAGCCTGGGCCTTGGCGGCGTCAATGACCTTGGCGTCGACCCACTTGGCGTAGTCCTCGGCCCCGGCCTTCGTGTAAGCCTCGAAGAAGCCGGTGTCTCCGAAGACGCGGAGGTCCTGAAGCTCGCGGGCGATGTCGTGGGCCATGGCATAGCGGCTCGCGGTCGAGCGGATGGCCTTGAACTTCGGGCTGTTGGACGGCACTGCCGTCTTGTTACCGGCCCATTCGCCACCCTGCGGCTTGACGTCCCACTGGTAGCCGAGGAACTCGAGGCTGTTGAGGTCGGCGTGCTCGAACAGGGGCACGTACTTCTGCACGTAGTCGTTGCCGGCCCAGACCTCGCCGATCCACTGGGGCTGCTGGATTCCGGTGGTGATACCGCCTGTGCCGTCGTACTTGATGTCGTTGAGGGCGGCGAACAGGGTCGTCGCGTTGGCGTCCTTCGCGAGGTGCGCGAGCTGGTCGCTGGGGAGCTGGCCCGATTCCTGCGCCGCGAGGAGCGTGAAGAATTCGAACTTGCCGGGCTGCTTGCGGGCGGTCGTGCCCGAGGCGGTGAGGGTGCCCGGGACGGTTGCGGTAGCCACAGGGGCCTCCTCTTCTGCCGGGGTCTCCGGCTCGGTGATGTTGGTGACGGTGGTGATGGTGGTCTTGTCGCCGTCGATGACGGTCGTGGTGACGGTCTCCCGAATCCACTGCTTGCCGTTCTCGTCCGTGAACTCCTCGGAGGACTTCTCTTCGGTCGTGACGGGCTCGGTCGGGTCGACCTCGGGCAGGTCGCCGATGTCGGCAGCAGCAGCGAGGAGCGTCGCGGACGGGAACGCCGGGGTCTGGACAAGCGCCCCACCGAAGAGGCGTCCCCCGACGGCCTTGCCATCGCGAATGACGGTGTTGGCGACTTCAGCCGAGAGGTGCTTCCGGCGACCTGCGGCAATGTCGGCGAGCGCGTCGTCGCCCTCTGGCGTCTTCGCGACCGAGAACGTCGCCACGATGCCCTCTGGCGTCTCTCGAACGTTCGTAGCGCGGCCCAGGACGTCCTCGCGGGCATGCTCGCGGTTGAACCCCATGACTGATGTGTCGGCGGGGATCGAGAACGCGCCCGTGCCGACGCTGAAGCGGCCCAGGTTGGATCGGCACTCTTCGCCGTACGGGACTAGCAGCCCGGTCACGGTGCGGTCCGTGGCGGACGCGGTGAGTGTGCCCGCGTCGATGGTCAGAACATCTGTCATGGTCAATCCTCCGTGGGGATACCGGTCGGTGAAGCGGTGGCAGCGATGAGGTCGGCGGAGTCGAAGCGAACGCGCCGGCCACTGCTCACGACGTCATCCATCGAGAGGCGGTGAGCAATCGGGTCCATCCACATGGGGGCACCGAAAGTCAGGTACTCGGACCGCTGCCCCTCCTGCGTCTGGTAGGTCAGGGACGACTCGGAGACCGCTGCGTCGAGCAGTGCCGCCGAGATGTTGGTGAACGCACCGATGTCGGTTCGGACGGCGTTGCGGCCCTCCTCGAACAGTGCGGCGTCGGTCGAGCCGTGATCGATGAGTTCGTAGCCGTAGGGCACGAACCCAACCGCGCCGTTGGGCGACTTGCGCGCCTTAGCCCAGGTGTCGAGGATGCCTTGGACGTCTTCTCTAGTGAGGTCGGTCTGGTCGTTGGTCTGGCGGAGTTCCATCGCCGGGATGGGCTGTGAAACGCGTGCCGTCCATGCAAGCTCGAGGTCTCGTCCCCCGCGGATGGTCCGGGATGCCAGTGACAGCAGCCCTTCATGCGGTCCCGGGATGTAGACGACCTCTGACTCGTCAACCTCTTCGCCGTCGATGAGGATGCAGCCGTTCGTGATCGTCCACTGCTCAGGCGGCACCCGATCCATGGTCAGGGGGTAGCCATCCGAGCCGCGGGTTACGCGCCAGATCGCGGCACCCAGGAAGAGCATGTCGTCGACGGTCCAGATCATGCGGTGCAGCGGAGAGATGCTGTCGGTGCGCGACGTCCACCGGGGCTGCTCGGCGACCAGGCCATCCTTGTCGAGAACGCGGAGGGGCAGTGGCGCGATCGTGGACGTGAGTAGATTCCGGGCCTTTGCGACGGCGGGGACTCGCATGGCCTCGGCCCGTGACAGCGGGAGGCTGTCGAAGTCGACACCAGGGAAGAGGTCACTGACGGTGAGCTGGGCGAGCGACCCCTCGGCCAATGGCGAGGCGAGGAAGTCAGGTCGCGGCTGTGACCCGATACGCCACGCCGTGAGGATTCCCATAACGCCGAGTTTAACTCACGAGTGTTCGCAGAACAAGCGCTGTTCGAACGTGTCTGCTAACTTGCCATCAGCGGCGTAAATGCTTCCTTCTTCCGAAGGCCGTCGTAGACGTGCAGAGCGAACCCGCCCGCCTCAAGCGGGGTGATGTCGTCCTCATCCGAGCCGCGACCGAGCGCCCACCCGTTGCCGATCTTGCGCTTCGTCGCCAGTTGCGCCGCCGTGTTGACCTCGTCCTGGTCGTAGTGCACAAGGTCGCCAAGGTCCAACGTCTTGACGAGTAGAGCGGCGGACGTCTTGATGTCCGCGAGGGTCTGCGGTGCCATGCGAGGACGCGGACGCATGCGGTTCAGCGTCTCCACCTCGACGAGTACGACGCCGACCGTGTCGTGCCCGATGGTGGCCCTGTACTGCTTCGCGAGACGTGCAGCCTCCACTGCTAGCCAGTCGACGCCCGACCGGTGGTCGAGCAACAGCAAGTGCGCTCGTGACTCATCGTCGCGCCACGCCGCCATGATGCACGCCGACGCCTGGTCCGGATGGACCGCGATGCCCAGAGCGAAGTGGTCCGGCGGGGTGGGCAGGTCACCGCTGCGAGCGCCGGCCCGCCACTTCACCTGATCGAGGAAGCGACCCCCACCCGCCATGGGCCAGATACCCAAGTACTCGGCAGCGAACGTCTCGATGCGCGCCTTCATCGCGTGGTAGTTGCGCTCGATCGCCGACAGCGTCGTCAGCGTCCCAATGCCAGGATGCGACGACGCCCACACGTCCGGGTCGGCCATCTCATCTTCCGTCAGCGTGTCGGGGGCCGCGTACTCGACGATGCCCGTCGAAGCGCGACCGTCACGACCATCCTCGAGCGCGTCCCACAACATGCCCGAACGGTGTGTGCCCGCCGTCCCCGCGATGACAAGCTGCGCGCCCGGACGGGTGTCGAACGTCGGCAAGATCGCCGCCTTCAGCTCGACTGTCTCCTCCGGCCCCTGCGTCTGCGCCTCGTCGATGATCACAAGGTCGTAGCCATCACCACGGAAGCTATCCGGGATTGGGGGCAGCACCACGATCGACGACCCGTTGCTGAACGTGATGTGCTCACCACCACGTGACCGGTTGATCTTGAAGCCGGCATCCTCACCCGTCCCGAACTTGCGCTCGAGCGGCGTCACCAAGTCTTTGAGGAAGCGCGTGCGAGCCTTCGTGCCCGACTGCGCCGTGAACGCGACCTGGTAGTCCTCGCGCTCCATGCAGCGACCCAAGGTCGCCGCCCAGATCGAGGTGGTCTTACTCGCCCGACGAGGGATGCACACCGCGATCGTCGAGTTCAAGCTGAGCCCGTCATCACCGACTGCGTTCATCACGTCCGCGACAAGGTACTGCTGAGGATGCAACGGCTTACGCGCGGTGTCGAGACCAAGCATCCGAGCCCCCGTCAGGAACTCAGATCTGAAAGCCCGCGAACCCGCCGTAGACGACCGGAAACGAGCCGGAGTGCCGCTGTCCCGGTACTCGACCGGCCCGAGACCGCCCGACTCGGGGAGAAAAGGTGC